ATAAAGCCTTCGCCAATGAAATCCCGGCGCAGCTTTACAACCTGCTGACGGCGCAATGCCTAGAGGCTAAGCAAGCCGAGCTACCTGCGGCAGCCGCCAAGCCGGCGACCCTACAGCTCACAGCCGATCAGCAGGCGGCAATCGAAGGGATTCTCCAAGACATCACTGAGCCCGGCGCCACGCCGGTGCTGTGCGGCTATGCGGGCACCGGCAAGACAGTCACCACCGCAGCGTTGGTCTCACGCTTGGCTGATCTTGGCAAGCGGGTTGTGGTGGCAACGCCAACGCACAAAGCACGGTCGCAGGTCGAGCGAGCCTTGGCGAGGTGCGGTGCTCAAGGATTTGAAGCTGTGACAGTGGCTCGCCTTCTGGGGCTGAAGCAGTACCGAGATAATCAGACCGGAAAGGAAACGTTCAGACCCGATCAAGGCGGCAAGAACATGCTGAGCAAAACGGAAGAATGGGATATTGATGTTGTCATTGTTGACGAAACATCGATGGTCAACAGCGAGCTGTACGATCTGCTGCTGCACGAACTCAGGGGTCGCCCGGTGGTGTTTGTTGGCGACGATCGCCAGTTGCTGCCGGTTGGCGAGGATCAGGCCTGCAAGGCGTTCACCAATGGCAGCTCGCTTTACCGGCTGACCGAGGTGCTCCGTCACGACGGAGCGATTCTGAACCTAGCTACGGCCACCAGGGAGATGGCACTGGGCAGGGCTCGATTTACCTCAGCCAATGGTGGCGGCTCCCGCGTGGTGGCGTACCGCAGCCGGGATCAGTGGGGAGGGGCGCTGCTGGAGATGGCCGCATCTAATGAAGCGATGAGCGACCCTGATTTCTGCAGGGCGCTGGCCTGGACCAACGATTCGGTGAACATGATCAACACGCGCATCCACCAGCGTCGTTACGGCATGGATGCGCCGCAGTTCGTCGAGGGGATGACTTGCGTAACAGTGGATGCCATTCCCGATCCGATGGGCACGGCGCCGCTGCTGAACAGCACGGTGGACGTACTCATTCAAGAGGCCATCCGCGAGCCTTACCGTTTCACTGGAACCGGCGACCTGCTGACCGATGAGCCGTGGGACACATGGGAACTGACGGTCACAGGTGACTTTGCCATGTCCAAGACATTCCGCGTCATCGCCGCAGAGGATGAGCAGCGCTGGCAAAAGTGGTTGAAAGACCTTGCCGATGAGGCCCGTGCCGCCAGCGGCCAAAAGCGATCAGAGCTATGGGATCTGTTCTTCAGGCGCAAAGACTGCGTGGGCAAGCTGCAGCCGGCCAGCGCCCTGACCGTCCACAAGTCACAGGGCAGCACGTTCCAGCACGTGTTCTTGCACTGGGACATCGACGGTCGCGGATCACAGCCGACCGCTACCCAGAATCAGCTGTCCTACGTGGGCATCACCAGAGCGGCTGAGGGGCTTCATGTGGTGGGGGACAGGTGAACCTATGACCACACCAAAAATCATCGGCCACCTGTATGGCTGCGGTGAGCTGAACCGCCGCGATCACCGCCGGATGGCAGCGGATACATATCTCGGCGGGCTTGACCCCGTTGATTCGTTCACGATGGAAGACGACGACCCAATCCGCGACGCGTTGAAGCACGTGCTAAAGCCTGCTGGCTACCGCGTGATGCTCGACAGCAGCCGCTGCCACCCGTATGACCCGTGGAGCTATGTCACAGGCATGGGCAGCGTGTTCTACCACCGCGATCTAGGCATGGGGCTGCAGGCTGCTGTGCTGGTGGCTGCGTTGCCACTGAAACGCAACGGCTACTGCGACAGCTGCTGTCAGTTCACCAGCCGCGGCCAATGGCTCGACTGCCAGATCGGCACGGTGTTTGTGTTCAACGGCGACCATCCGCACGCATGGATCGCTAACTGCCGGTGGTGCCTTGCGACGCATAGCATCCGCCGGATTAGAAACCGGCACACGACACAGCGACGCACGACGCATCAGCGTGCATAATTATCTCAGTTCACACCACCCACTGACATGACTGCTTCTACTCCCGTCTACGTCCGCAAAGAAGCCGCCGGCTTTTGCATTGTGGATGCCAACTCGGAAAAGTTTCACGTTTGGAACGGCGAGCAATCTCTTTCCGTCTTTACATGGGAGCAACTGCTTAAAGCCTTTCGCACTGACGCTCGATTTCAAAGTCGCCAAATCGTCCCCCAGTTCTAACCCACACACGCGGCCAGCCGGAGCCGCACCCAATCCGGCACACCACCACCACCCACGTCAATCATCATGAAAAAACTCATCATCAACATCACCTGCGCAGTTGCTTGTTGCATTGGCAACCCAATGGCCGCTGAGTCATCCGAACTCGATGCAAGCCTGAAGCAGTTCTGCAATGCTGCCAAGACTCTTAACAATTCCGGTCTTTCGATTGCACCTGGCACGCAGGTAGGCAAGGTCATTCAACAGAAAGCAAACCAGTCGGCTGCTACCTATCAGGTTGTCTTCGCGATGGCGAAGAACAGCTACTGCCCGAACCTGTACTGAGCCAAGCACATGGATAACACACTGCTAGGACGTTGCACCGTAGCGTATCAAGAAGGCCTCAACGGCACTGACTACCCATGCCACACGACCCGCGCGCAGCGTGCTGGTGTCGCTGAGGTTTTGCTGCATCTTGCGGCGGAGATCACGGTGCTACGGCAACGTGAGCCGCGGCTGACTGCGCATGAGATCAGCACCTGGCTGGTGCAGCAAGTCGAGCCGGAGGTGGTGGGTAATGCTTGACGAGTACCACCAATTCATCGCATCAAAAGGCAGCCTACACGGATCGGCTGGATTCGAGCCACGCAATAAATGGGAGCTGTTTAAGCATCAGCAAGCGACTCTTGAGTTTGCGTGCCAGAAAGGTCGATCGGCTGCATTCTTAGACACTGGCCTTGGCAAGTCTCGCGTCGAGGCTGCTGCTGCCGCCGAATTTGCCGTGGCCAGCGATCGGCCATCTCTAATCCTCACACCACTTGCCGTGGCAAGGCAGATGCAACGCGAATGCGAGGCGATCGGAGTTGATGCGACGATCGTTCGAGAGCAGTCCGATGTTGCGGCTGGCGTCAACATCGCCAACTATGAACGGCTGCCGAAACTTGACACTTCGGTTTTCGGTGGAGTGGTGCTGGATGAATCGAGCATCCTTAAAGCATTCACTGGGCCGACAAAGCGAATGCTTTGCGAGGCGTTTGCTGACACGCCTTATCGACTGGCAGCTACGGCAACGCCTGCGCCAAACGATCACATGGAGCTGGGTCAGCACGCCGAGTTTCTTGGCGTCATGCCTGGCCCTGAAATGCTTTCTCGGTGGTTTATTTCTGATCAAACCACTATGGGTGGCTACCGGCTGAAAGGTCACGCTCAGGACGACTTCTGGCGCTGGGTGGCAAGCTGGGCCAGGGCCGCAACGCTGCCGTCAGACCTAGGTGGCGATGACGACGGATTTGTCTTGCCGCCATTGAATTACCAGGTTCATTCGATCACAGCTGACATCACTCAAGACGTGCCTCAGGGATTGCTGTTCAGAATCCCCGATGGCAGCGCCACCACGATGCACCGTGAAAAGAAGCTGACGATGGATGATCGAGTGGACTGCGCTGCAAAGATTGCCAATTCAGCTGATGGCCCTGTGATTGTCTGGTGTGAAACCAACAGCGAGTCATCGGCACTGGCCAAGTTGATACCGGACGCGATTGAGGTCCATGGCTCAATGGCTCCTGACGTGAAGGTGGCTGCATTGGATGCGTTCACGTTTGGCGAACGCCGTGTGATCGTGAGCAAGCCAAAGCTGGCCGGCCTTGGTCTCAACTGGCAGCACGCCAATACGGTGATCTTCGCCAGTGTCAGCCACAGCTATGAGCAGCACTACCAAGCGGTCCGCCGGGCTTGGCGATTTGGCCAAACCAAGCCAGTCACGTGTCACGTCATCATCAGCGACACCGAGGCCAGCATTTGGAGCAACGTGCAACGCAAGGCCAATGATCATCAGCGCATGAAACGCGCAATGGCGAATTCAATGCTGCGATTGCAGCAAGAGGCCACGTTGCGCCGTGCCTACACACGTACTCCTTCCGTTACCCTTCCCGACTTCTTCTAATGAAACCCGACTATCAAGGCAACAACTGGGCCGTCTACAACGCTGATTGCGTTGAGCTATTGATGGGACTACCTGACGACAGCATCGACTGCGCAGTGTTCAGCTCTCCATTCTCATCGCTTTACATCTACAGCGATTCCGAGCGCGACATGGGCAATTCGGCATCGCACGAAGAATTCCTGGAGCATCACCGCTACATGGCGCGCGAGCTGTATCGCGTGATCAAGCCAGGCGCTGTGATCTGCGATCACGTGAAAGATACTGTCTTCTATCAAAACAGCAGCGACACAGGCGAAGGTGGACTGTTTCCTTTTTCTGATGAGGCTAGCCGTAACTATCGAGATGTTGGATTCTGCCTTCGGGCGCGGGTCACCATTTGGCGTGATCCAGTGCGTGAAATGCAAAAGACAAAGCATGAGCGACTTCTTTACAAGAACATTCGAGAGAACAGTCGCGTCAGCGCGATGGGAATGCCTGAGTACATATTGGTGATGCGCAAGGACTCCAGGGGCAAGAACATCGGCGAGCCAGTGACGCACACTCGTGAAGAGTTCACGCTTGATCAATGGCAGCAATGGGCATCGCCTGTATGGATGGACACGATGCAAACCAAAGTACTTAACGCCAGGTTCAAGGCTGACAAAGATGAGAAACACATCTGCCCGATGCCATTGGACCTTATTGAGCGCTGCTTGACCCTTTACAGCAACCCTAACGACCTAGTGCTCGATCCGTTCAACGGCATTGGAAGTACGGGCTATCAAGCTGTAAAGATGGGGCGCCGTTACATCGGCGTAGAGTTAAAGCCTGAATACGCAAAGCAAGCGGCAAAGTTTATCGGCAAAGCTGAACTTGAAGCCGGATCTTTGCTGCTGGAGTCATGACCATCCAACTCCGTCCATACCAGCAGCAGCTGGTCAACGAGATCCGCGGGCAGTACCAACTAGGGCGCCGCAGCGTCCTAGCGGTGCTGAGCACCGGTGCTGGCAAGACCGTTTGCTTCAGCCACATCGCGCAGGAAGCCGCCCGCAAGGGCAACCGCGTCTGCATCCTTGTCCATCGCGCTGAGCTGCTGGAACAGGCCAGCAACAGCCTCAGGCGTATGGATGTGCGGCATGGGTTGATCGCCGCCAATCGCAGCATGGACCTGAGCCATGCGGTGCAGATCGCATCAGTGCAGACACTGGCACGACGGCTGCATAAGTTACCGCGCGATTTTTTCCAGCTGCTGGTAGTTGATGAGGCGCATCACTCCAATGCAGGCACCTGGGCAAAAGTGATCAGTCACTTTACCTCAGCCAAGCTATTAGGTGTCACTGCAACTCCGATTCGTGGAGATGGCCGCGGCCTTGGGGAATGGTATCAGTCAATGGTGCAAGGCCCATCGTCTAAGTGGCTGACCGATAACGGCTTCCTTGCGAGCGCGCGTGTATTGGCACCGCCTGGGTTCGATGCCAGCGGACTGCGTAAGCGGATGGGTGATTTCGACACCAAACAAGCAGAGCAACGCGTCACCACGATCATGGGCGATTGCTGCAGCCACTACAAAAAGCACCTAAGCGGCAGGACTGCGATTGCGTTTTGCTGCTCCGTTGCCCATGCCGAAGCGGTGGCAGCATTGTTCATCAGCCAGGGCATCGCCGCGGCCAGTATCGATGGCAGCATGAGCAATGACTGCAGGCGAGATCTGCTGCAGGCACTGGAATCTGGCCGGTTGAAAGTGTTGACCAGCTGCGCATTGATCGGTGAAGGCGTGGATGTGCCAAGCGTCGGCGGTTGCATCTTGCTGCGACCAACGCAATCGGTGAGCCTGCATCTGCAGATGATCGGCCGGTGCCTGCGGCCAGCGCCAGGCAAACCACCGGCAGTGGTGCTTGATCACGTCGGCAACACACTCAGGCTTGGCCACCACCTAGAGGAACGTGAATGGAGCTTGGATGGCGTGAAGAAACGCGACCGCGAAACAGCGCCATCGGTCAAGGTCTGCCCGAAGTGCTTTGCGGCAATGGCCAGCCGCGCGAGCCGCTGCGAAGAATGCGGCCATGAGTTTGCACCGGAACGGCGTGAGCTGGAGACGGTTGACGGTGAGCTGGTGGAGTTGCAGCAACGCGAGCGCCGCCGCGAACAGGGATCAGCGCAGTCGCATCAGGAGCTAACCGCATTGGGCCGCAAGCGTGGCTACAAGAATCCTGCCGCATGGGCGCGATACGTCATCGCCGCACGGCAGACCAAAGGCCAGTGGAGCCGGGTTAGGTGACGCATCGCAAACCGGCACACAACACGACGCAACAGGGCCGCTATGGGCGATCATTACATCAGTCGCAACCCGGACATGACCACCTTCACACTTGAGCGCGCCGAAACTCAGCACACGCCCGCCGCTCGCTGCATTTTTGCTCCTAACGGCAAGTCAGTTGAAGTGACCATGCTTCACCTGACTAGCGCCGGATGGGGCGAAACGATGGGA